TTAGCCGCGGTTATCGCTCGACACACGCGGGTCGCTTTGCATCTTCCCACGAAAGAAACTCGCCACGCCAAGGATGCCGCCAATGGCAATCCATGCTTCGGGCGGGATGCTTGGCTGCGCAATACTCGGCCACCAGCCACGCAGTACAGGAATGACGAAATACGCGCCAATCCATGCGAACCCGAAACAGAACCCGACGAACGGACGCCACGTGTAGCTGGGCCAGTGAGCCGCATTCGCCTCGACCTGCATCGTCTGGTTGACCACTGCGGTATTAGCCTGATCGGCGGCGAGCTGAGCCTTCTCGACGTCGGCGGCGATCTGCGCGAGCTGGGCCTGCTGATCGAGCACCGCCTTCTGAAATTGCATCGAGAGGTTCGGGTCGGCCTGAAGCGCGGCGAGCGCCGCGTCCGGCGCAGACTGGCCCGTCACGGCCTGCGCGATGCCGACCACCTTGCCGGCAACGTCCTCGGCCTTGGTGCCGCCGAGCCAACCGGCGATCATCGGCGCAAACTGCGCAAGCGCCATTGCGATAGGAATAAGCGGCATCATGCGGCTCCTTTGGTGAGATTGTTGGCGATGCGGCGCGCCCAGCCTTTGCCGAAGTCCTGCCAGGTCTTGAGCGAGGTGAAATAGTTCAAGCGCAGCGCGTTCCAGCGAAGCAGGAAGCGAAGCGGCTCGACGGCTTGCACAGCGGCGATCGTCGCCGGCCCGAGCAGCCCGTCGACCTTCGCGCCGGCGGCGCCCTGCATCCAGATCACAGGGTGGCCGCCGTTATAGTTCGCATCGAAGATCTGGAACGCGACGCGCGGGTCGAGCTCGTCGAGCTGCAGCGGATCCCAGTACAGCTTCTTCGCGATCGCCTTTGCGGTGTCGCGCGGCAGGTCGCGCATCGCGCCCGCGTAACCGCTCGCGCGCGCGACGCGCGCCGTCACGCCCCACATCGTTTCGCCGCCGGGATCCTTCGGGTTGTTCGAATAGCCGCCCTCGTTGCCGATCAGCGCATCGAAGGCATCATCAAAACTGGTCATTTGCTGAACCCCTTGGTTTGAAGGAATGCATACGCCAGCGCGGCAAGGCCCAGCGACGCGATACCGCCGAGCGTCCACTTGCCAAGCGTCGCGAACTGCTTGTCGAGCCACTCGGTCAAGCCTTCTTTGAGGGCGTTTTTTACTTCGTCTTGCGTCAGGCCGTCTACTGGCATGGTGAGTCCCCGGTCACGGGCAAAAGCCCAATAAAAAGCCGCCCGAAGGCGGCCAATAAAAAAGCCAGCCCGAGGCTGGCTTTGCTTTCTTGCGCAGAGGCGTATCAGGTGCCAGTGGCAGACGCCCCACTGGCCGCGCCGGCGGGCGCCGCCGTTTCCTTGTACAGCGCCGCAATGTAGTCGGCGATCGCATTCGTACGCATGTTGAGAAGGTATGCGTCCGGCGTGCGGCAGTCGGCGCCCAAATGCGCCGTATCTGCTGTGTTGATCACGTGGCCGGCGGAGTCCCATCCGAACCCAAATGGAATTGCACCGATCTTGTTCAGCAAGGTCTTTGAGGCCGCTTGGGTGATCGCATAATTGAGCGCGTCGGATCCTGAGAAACCAGAAGGAAGGTCGCACGTCTGTATGGGCACAACCGCATACACCAGCTTGCCGCTCACGGAAGCCCGCTGCGAGAAGACCGTTAGATCCTGAATGAATTGCTGAACGGCTGACTTCTGCGCTGGATCATCCGCCCTTGTAACCATATCGTCGAGTTGGAAATTGACGACCAAGTATCCGCTCGGGTCGGTCTTGAACTGATCGGGCGTCGGCGGCAGGCCGTTGTTTTCACCCATCACAATCTGATGCAACGTCGTCCCGTCCATCACCTGCGCCGTGACCGTCGACGGCACCCCGCGCGCGGTCAGCGCATCCTGCAGCGTTTGAACCGTCGCTACCGCATCGCTCGACGAAGCGGCCGCGTTGGCAACGACCTGAGCATGGGAAACGGCTTGGCTACTCGTGAACGGCTGACCGTAAAGCGATAGCTTCATTGTCTTTGCCGCCGGCGCCGTGCTGCCGCCATCACCACCGCCGCCGCCGCACGCTGCGAGACTGAGTGTCACAACAGCTACCGCTGTAATCATTTTCAACATCGTTATCCCCCGTTTTGGCCTTTCAAATTATTTCCGGCGCTGAAAGTTTACACGGAATTTCTAAATGCCCCCGGTCGCAGGAGTCGTGTAATTGATTTGAAGAGGCAAATTTTCTCCCTAAGTGATGCCGGTCATATCGAGTACCATGAATCGATACCGGGTTGCTTCGGCAAAGCCGACGAAAGTCCCGCTGTTATTGCCAATGTACTGGTGAAATTCCCAACTGATCGCGCCGCCGTTCGCACCGAACGCTGACAGGATGAATGGGCTTGTGTTGAGGAAAAAATGTGCGGCAAGGGCGCCTCCGAACGCAACGGGAACGCCGTATGACTTGGATTGCGTATTCGGCCCTGGTATCGAATTGCCAACGGCCTGCCAACCCGAGCCCGGCTGATACTGGCCTTCGATTACGTCAAGCACTCGGGCAAAAGGGTTTGCGGCATCAGCGATCAGCGCGCCGGAAGCATCAAATACCTGTAGCCCGAAGCGATTCGACGTTACCGGCACCTGATCAAAAATGTAGAGTCGAACGGTCGCCTGGCTAACCGAGACAAATTCTGCCGTGAAGGTATTCCCATTCTGGGAAAACTTCCACGGCGTCGCCATAACGCCACCGTCGGCACGGAAGGCAAAGAATGGACGGCTCGCATTGAACGTGAACGTCGTGTGCCAGAACGTCCCGTAAAACTGGGTGTTCACGTTGTTGAAGACTGTCGGGATGCTCTCCTGCTGCGTTACCTGCGCCATTGTTGCAATGAGCTGGTAGTTCGGCGTCATCCCGTCAATCTGGACAATACCCGTATCGGTGAAGGCCTGAAAGCCAGCGGTCATTAGTACAGCCCCCAAAATAGTGTTCCGGTTATCGGATATAGATAACTGGTCGAGGGTGGAGAACTATAGGCCCAACTAATACCCGTCGATGAGATCGACACTACCGGCACCGGCGAATTGCCGTTTATGTGCTTAAAAAGGAAGTCTGGCTGGAACGACCAGAACGGGGTGCCGTCAGATAAATCCATTCCGATCGAACCAGAATTTCCGTCAAGGTAGTGACTTCCCTTGATGCGCCCCACCCGCTGCGTGGCGTCCAGCATCAACTGTCCTGATGCATTCCAAATTTGAAGTCCAGCAGCCATTACCATAGCCCCAAGCGCACGCGCAGCGTGCCGTTATTGTCATAGACGAGCAGCGTCGAGTCGCTCAGCGTGAGATACCCGCTGCCGCCGTTCGCCCCGTTCAGCGTGAGCGTGCCGTTCTTGTCGAGCTTCCAGCGCGGCTGGCCGTTGGCGCCCACCGCCGTCGACTGGATGATGTCGCCGATGTTGGCGTTCTGGATCCAGCCTGTGCCAATGAAGGCCTGGCTGATGAACACCTGACCGCCCTGCACGACGAACGGCGAACTCACCGCGCTGCCGCTTGGATCGAGGACCGCGAAGCGGCTCGCGGCAACCAGCACCTGAGATTCGACCGTCCCGCTGGTATTGTCGACGCCGATGCCAATGCCCGCAATATAGGTACGGCCGTTCGCGGTGATCTGCGTCTTGATCTGATAGGACGCCGCCACGCGCCCGTTGAGGTCCGCATACGAGCTTGCGACCGTTTGCACCGCCGCTGTATTGGCGTTGGCCTGCGCCTGCACGGTCGTGACCTGTGTCGCCAGCGCACTATCACCATCGACACGGGCCTGCGTCTCCGTCTGTATCGAAGCCTGCAGGGCCGTGTTGTTCGACGTGATCTGAGCGGTGACAGTTTCGACGTTCCTGGCGAGCGCGAGGTCGGCTTCCGCACGCGCCGACTGCTCGGACCACACGCCCGCGTAGACCTGAGTCGAGCCAGCGTAATCGCCAGTGCTGCCAGCCATCTCAGGAATGAGTACCTGCGCGCTGACTTGATCAATGCGCGATGAGAGCGCGGAGTCGCCTGCTGCGCGCGCCTGCTGCTCGGTCGTGATCGCGGCCGCGTTGTCAGTGACGGATTGCTGAATGCCGGGAATCGCGTCGATCGGCGTGAGAACGTCCTGCCCCAGCTCCGTCTTCGTGATCTGACCGGCGAGATATGTGAGAATTTCAGTCGCGTCGCTGCTACTTTGCCCATTCACGCCGGCGCCGGTCGGATACCACGGCCCGATGTTTCCCGACGTGTCGACGAGGCGGCCCCAGAAGAAGAAAGAGCGCCCCGCGGCCAAACCCGGCAGGCTCGCGCGCGCCTGTGGATAAGCATAGTCGGCCAGCTTCACGGCGGTGCTTCGGTCGCTCGTCTGGCTGTACCAGATCTCGGTTCGCTGCGTGTCGCCGGCGGAACCGTCTGCCGGGAACGTCCAGTCGAGCTGGATGGCAAAAACCTGTGTTGTGGTCGTCAGCGAGGCAAGCGACGGCGGCGGGCTGGTCTTTCCGGTGAGGGCCGTGTCGGTGCCATAGGCCGGGATGGACGTCACGCCAAGCGCGTTGACGGCGCGCACGCGTGCGAGATACGTCCCCTGGTAGATGCCGGCGACCTCAACCTGCAGGCCACCTGTCGAGTTGACCGTAACCCACTCGCCGTTGTCCTTACGCCACTCGGGCAGATACGACACCGCCTTGTCCGCAGCGTCGTACGCAATGACCATGATCGTCTTCGAGATACCCTGGTCGATCACCGAATACGTGGCCAGACGCACATTCGTGGGCGGCGGTTGCACGGACGGGGGAACGACGGTGATGGGCCGCACCTGAATCTTGGCACCATTGTCGATCGCGGCGTACTTGCCCGGCTCGTGCTGGGTCGCATTGATGACATACGTCGTCTGATCGTCGTCCGACGATTCCTGAACGCTGACTACCCGGAATAGCTGCGACGCCAGGTCCGTGCTCTCGAGCATCCATACTGCGCCGTACACCGGGTCCGAATCGTAAGCCGACGACACTGTGATCGTGTCGCCAACGGCCGAAGAAACCGTGCGGGCCTGCGCCACGCCGGTAGGCAGGATCACCGTCAGTGTGTCGCCGGCGGCAGTGGCCGGCGCCTTGTCGAGAGTGATCGCCCGTCCGGCCACCGAGCGGATCCGGCCGCCGATGCGCTTGCCTGCCTTCGCCGGGTCAGCTACCGCGATGATCTGCCCTGGCGCGCACAGCGTCGCATCGAGCCCGACCGAGAACGAAACGGTATTCGTCTCATAGCGGCTCGTGAGCAGCATCCACGCCCCGAGCCGGTGCGCCTGCCCCTGCGAAGTGGTGCCGAACGCTGTGATCTGCGCCTTGACGACTCCGTACCGGGCGATGCCGTCGTCATCCGGCACCGGCTCAACAACCTGCTTGTACTGATTCGCCGGATCGTTCCAGCTCACCAGCGCGGTCGTGTAGCGCGTCTTGAGCGCCGAGCCGACATACTTGAACTCGCCGTTGATCACGTTCGCGGCCGTGTACACATAGGCCGGATCGGCGGGCATGTCAGCCGCCGCCACGACTGCGCCCGGCCCCCAGTAGGCAATGCCGCGGAACGTCGTTGCCAGGTCCTGAAGCACCTTGTACGCATCAGACTGCGACTGGATCACGCAATTGCAGGTAAAGCGCGGCTCCTGGCCTCCCTTGCCGTCCGACACCAGCACGTCGCAATATTGCCCAATGGCGTACAAGCCCCACTTGTCCACCATCGACGCGTCGACGCGATTGCCGAGACCGTAGCGGGCATTGAGCACCAGGTCGTAAAAGACCCAAGCCGGGTTATTCGACCACGCCGTTTTGAATGTGCCGTCCCACGCACCCGAATACACCCGCGCCTCGGGATCGTAGTTCGCCGGCACGCGGATCAAAAGACCCTTGATGTCGTATGACCGCGTCGGCACCGAGCTGAACGATTGAGCATCGAACGATAACCCTACCAGCGCGCTCATCGGATACCGGAGCTTGCGGTCGATTACTTCGGTGATCGCCTCAATGTTGACCGTGTCGGCAATCAGCGAGCTGTGAGCGTTCGGCGTGATGCGGCGCACGCGGACCAACCAGCTCGTCGTCGCGGCCGGCAACTCAATGCGCACGCTACGCTCGTAGAGCGAGGTTGTCTTGCCGTCAAACGCGCCGGACACCACCTGCGCATATGATCCGCCATCAACTGCCAGATCGACTGCGTACTCGACGCGGTAGCCAGTGACATTGCCGGTCGACGGGTCGGACTTCTGCAGCGCCGGCACACCAAACCGGATGCGCACCGCAGTAAGCTGCGTATTCTGGATTTGGTGGATCCACGGCGCATCCGAAGTCAGGGGCGTGCTGACGGCGGTCTCATTCTCGACCGCGGGGAAGCCCGGCAGATAGGTCTGATCCTGGGTGCCGGTGCGGACGTCGACGCTGTAGTTAGAGAAGTTCGTCGAGCCGTCGCCATTCTGAATCGGGGTGCCGTCGAGAAACACCGATTGCAGCCCGTTTGCGAGGCCGGCAATAGGCCCCTCCGAAATGACGTCGAGCACCTTTGCATAAGCGATCGAGTGCAGGCTATCCGGCGACTCGCTGGGCGTGCCGCCCGAGCCCCCTCCCTTCGAACCTTGGATGCGCATATTTAGTTCTGGTCTTGGGCGAAGATGCCCGAGCTGATGACTTTGGAGCCGACCGTCATACGGCCGTACACAAGCGGAACCGGCTCGCCCTGCGCCGCGCTGTTCACCGGCCCGTTGAAATAATAGGACGTCCCGTTGTTGGGTCCGGCGCCGGCGAGCCCGCTGGTCTGCGGGCTGAGCATCTGCATGACGCCGCCGAGCATCATCGACGCGCCGAGGCCGATCAGCGATGATCCGCCGTACGCGCTCGTGAACACGCCGACCACCACCAGCGCAGCGCCAAGAATGGTCTGGAACAATCCGGCTTTCTTGCTGCCGACCAGCACCGGCGCAATGCGGATTTCATCCTCGCCGACCGGGTGCTGCAGCTCGTCCTCGACAAGATTCTTGCGCCCACTGAACACCGCGAACGTGAGGCCGTTGTCTTTGGCGTTCATCATGAATTTTTCGAAGCCGGGAACGGTCACGCAGAGCGCGCGCACCGCCTCGCGCGTTGAGGCGACGGCGATCCGGTGAACGCGGCCGAAGCGCGCGCCGGCGATGCCATAGAGTTTGACCGTGCGGAGTTTGTCGCTCACTTTGCCCCCTTGTATCGCAGCACTGTCCGCAGGCTGTGCGCCCACATGCCACCCCACACCGTGCGGCCCGACAGCCGGCCGTACATGTGATGCAGCAGCACGCCGTCGCCCAGATAGATGCCCGCGTGATTCGGCACTCCGTTCTTGCTGCGGATCTGCATGAGCAGCACATCGCCGGCCCGCGGTTCGGTTTCTTGCCCCATGTCGGCGAAGCCGGCCGCCGCGAAGTTGTCGAGGTACAGGCTCGATTTGCCGTCATCCCACCAGGCATCGGGCCGTTCGAAGTCCGGCAGCTCGACGCCGCGCTCGAGGCGGTACCAGTCGCGCACGAGCGTGTAGCAGTCAAGCGTGCCGTGCGAGAACTCGCGGCCGATCAGCGGTGGGACGTAACCGCTCGGCCCGAACTCGCACCAGTCGTCGATGCCAATCGATCCGCCACCCTGTACGCCGAGCGACACGATCACCCACTTATCGACGCCGCTTATCTCGCACATGGCCTTGTCCGCCATACTCGGCCGCGCCGCGGCGCCTGGATGTGAGTGCACGATCGCGACCACGGCGCCGCGATCCTCGGCGGCCGCGTAATCCTCTGGCGACATGACAAAGTGCTCGACCGGCGTGGCTGCAGTATTCCGGCACGGCACGTAGACCTCAGCAGCGCCGACGAGCACCACCAGCCCGCAGCACTCGCGCGGGTATTCCGCGATCGCGTGTTCGGCGATCGCGGCCTTGATCTGTTCGTTCATCAGGAAAGGGTGTCGCTAAGGAAACCGCCCCACGGGAGCGGGTTATTGACGCCGAAGCGGCATTCGCAGCCACTGGTCTTCAGACTGCAGCGGTCGAGCGCAGGATCGCTCACCGGCTGGTCGTTCTTGTCGAAATATGCGATACCGACGTAACCGCATTCCGGCCCGCGGTATTTGAAAGAACAAAGGCCCGCGATCTGCCGCGCCGGCAATTGCTGGCCACCGAAGTCGAGCGCCGACGACAGCATGAAATCGACCTGAACGTTGGTCTCGCTGCTCTTCTGTTCGATGTACCAGAGCTCGGGCGCCATCTCTTCGTTGGGGTCCGCCGTCGGATTGCCGCCCGGGAAATTGACTGCGTCGAGGTACTTCGCGAGCGTGCGCCGGCGGCGCACCTTCGCGCCTACCATGTCAGCGAGAAAGACACACAGCGCGGAGATGGTCCCGTTGAGATTGGCGACGGAGAGCGTCGGGGACGGCTGCTGCGCGTCAGACGTATGCTCGAAACCGGTTGCCTGAATCGGCCATGGTTTGTACTCGTTGCCCTGCCAGAAAATAGACGCTGACTGCAGATGGCCGTGAAAGCGCAGCAAGTCGCCACCGATCGCCGTGCAGTCGACCTCGAACAATTCAATGAGCGCGCCGGGCTCGAGCTGCTGAATGTCGGCAACAATGCTCATTTCCCAGTCACCTCAAGCGCGGCGATACGATCCAGCGCAGCAGTGAGCGCGCGCTGCAGTTCAATCACGCCTTGGAGTGCTACAGCGGACGCGTTGGAGTAGTTGAATCCCAGCGCCTTACGACTAGCGGGCTTACCGTTAGGCCCGTAAATCTCCTCGCCCGTCTCCGGGTCGTATTGATGCGCGATAAAATCTCCATCCGCGTCAATTTCCGCCTCTGTCTCCTCGACAAGCTCCGGGAAGTCTTCTTGCCATTCTTGCGCAACAACCCCGATTTGCAACCTACTCGCGCCCCCGCCCTCCGACACAGGAACCTTGAACCTATAGTTCACGACGCGTTTGTTTCGGAGCAGAGGCAAGACCGCCCTAACGGCAGCTATGTCCGTTTTCAGGTCGCGGTCAGAAGTCTGCGTTACGCTGGAACACGTAATGGCGTTATAGGCGTTTGATGCTCCGTTAATCACCTCTAATACACTGCTCGCGCTACACCGTAGAATCAACGACGCGTTAGAGTTGTTGGAAGCAAACCCGATATTTGCCAGGCTACCTAATCCGTTAGCGTTGTAGTTGCACTGTCCGACGGAGCCGCCAGGGGCAAACGTGGCAGAAACGGTGCCCCGCATGACTAGCGCGCCTGAATCAAATAGCTGCATATTCCAGGCATTATTGGCTTGGTTTATGAAGCCAACAAAGCCGCTAGGGTCCGAGCCTAGAAACGCCGTGTACGTGGTACTTGTGGACGCAATTGCTAGACGCGCACCGAGAGCAAGAGAGGGCGAACCAGTAAAGGCGGGACTGGCCGTTGATGCTGGCGAAGGGAGGTTGCCGCTATCCCAAGGCGTCTTAGCCGCGAACGTGGGGCGCAGCGTGAACGTCGCGGCTCCTGTCACACCAAGCGTTCCCGCTACGGTTTCGTTGCCGTTGACCGTACAGTTTCCATTTACAACCTCATTGTCCGAGTTGGTCCGTCCGCGCATGAGAACAGTCCATGCGTGCACGCCATCGGTGTCCATTAACGCGCTTTCGCCAGCGTTCAACTTCGACAGGGCAACCGTATCACCGGAACTGGCCGTGATGGCAAGCGTGACAACCGTCGTGCCGGTGTTGCGCAACAGGATGACACTGTCGGCAGCGCATGTAGATGCGGCAGGCAAATTAATCGTGCCGGCCGCCGCCAGCGCGATGTTGACCCGCTTCCCGAGGTGCGCCGCCGCAGTCAATGCTTGGGCCGCCGTGATCGGCGCACCGGCACTCGTCAGCGCCGCTTGTGCATTCAGCACGTCAACGTTCGAATTGGCCTTCATAAATGCGGTGCGCACGGGATCGCCGTCGGTGCCGAGCGGAGCGGTACCGAGCAAAACTTTTGCAAGTGATGACATAGTGTTCAGGGAGCGAAGGTTTGATCGAACGTTGCGGTGATCGTGTAGACGTCGCCGTCTTTCGTCGGCTCGGAATACGTTTCACAGGTGAAAAGCGATTGCGGCCGCAGCAGCGGAGTCCAGTAAAACGCCTCCGCGCCGGCCCGGGCGTCGAGGAATGCAAAAATCGCCGCGATTTTTGCCGCGTCACCGATGAATGTCAGGCTGTACGACGATGAGCGGTTATTGAGTCCATCAGCCGCGCGCTGTGCATATCCGTCGCCGAACTGGGCCTTGCGCACCTTGAGCGTCGCAGTGCCCGACAGCCCGGAGAGGGCGGGCACCCACGTGAATGTTTGCGTCGCCATGTCACACCGCCCCGTACTTCTGCTGCCAGGCGTATCCGCCCTGCCCCTTCATCTTGGCGGCAATACGCGCGTCGACAAGGGTTTTAAGCTGGCCCTGCAGGAATTTAGCGTCTGCCTCGGTGAGGCCGCCGGCGTTGTCGCCCGTCTGGACAGTTAGGCTGATCGTTGCGCCGTCGCGCGATGCGATCGAATTAGCGGCCGCAGCGCCAACGTATCCGCCGGTCGCGAACCTCGCGGCGCCACGCACTGCCGCGCCCGAGTTTGCTGCGTCCAGATTTCCCACCCCGATGCGTCGAACAGCGCCCGCATTCAGAACGTATTCACCATTCGACAGCCACGCGGGAATTGAGTCGGACGTCGACGAGCCGGGCCCGGTGACGTGGCCGCCTTCCGCGAGGTGGAATCCATACGAGTTCGCACCCGTGGCCGTGCTCGTGCCGCCGGAGAAGTAAGACGTGACCGCCGAAGCGGCCGCGCTAAACAGTCCAGATATGGCAGCGCGCGCCTGAATACGTGCGATGTCGGCAATCACGGTCTTCGCGAGATCTCCAAAATTTAGCTTGCCGGTAGTTACAAACGAGGCGAAAGCGTCTTCCATGCCCCGAAAAGCATCCTGAAATGTCGATGCCGTTGATGCCGCGACATTGGCGGTGCTGTCAGCATAGTCTGCGATCGCACGCTTCGCGCCAGTCGTCCAATCGGCATTAGCACTGCGGATGTCTGCCGACGATTTCACTGCGATGGCGACGGACTTGTCGTAATAGTCCTGGGTCGCCGCCAGTTCATCGGCGTATTGCTCGGCGCCGATTTTGTTCTGCGTGCGCTGCTTGGCGAGATCCGCCACCTTGCGATCGTAGTCCTGCCGGATCGCAATCTGCCTGTCAAAATCCGCGCGCGCGTCGCCGCCCATGCTCAGCCCCGCAAGCGTCTGGTCGGCTGCCGACTGCTGCGTGTCCAGTTGCTGTTGCAGTGCGTCGGTGTATACCTTCAGGTCTGAAGCGCGCTTCGCCGCCAACTTCGCTGCGTCGTCCGTGAACTGCTGATCGTTCGCCGCGATCTTGTCCTGCGTCGCCTTCACTTCGCCGGCGTACTTCTCCATCGCCGCCTTTTGCTTTTTGCCTTGGGCAATCACCACCTGCTGCTGCTCGATCTTCAGTTCCTGATCGAGCGCCGCGGCGCGCGCTTCGTGCAACTGCTTCAGCCCATCTTCCTGCGTGATTAACCCCTGCTCCTGCAGGCTCTTGATGTGGTCGAGCGAAGCCTTCAGTTTCGTCTCGATGTCCTTCTGCTGCTGGTCGAGCGCGGCAAGCTGGCCACTGATCGCATTCTGCGCGGCCGCCGCCGCAGCGCTGGCTGCCGCCTTCGAACCGTTGCGGCTCTCGTACTGCTTTTCGATCTGCGCGAGGTTATCGGCGTGCCGCTTCGTTGCTGCTTCATAGTCAGACGACGTTTTATCGACGTCTTTGATCGCGGCTGCGTAAGCTGCGTTTTCCTGCTTGATCGCTAATGTGCGCTGCTCGAGCGGCGTCGCGTATTTCGAATCGTTGACGTACTTGTTAACTGCGACGGCTGCATCGCCGCCGGCCGCGCGCTGCTCAGCGGCCCGCTGCGACTTGAACTGAACCGCCTGCTGATCGCGCAAAACATTGAGCCTCTCTGTCTCGACCGCGAGTTGCTGCTTTGCCTGATCAAGACTGAAAGAGGATGCTCCCTGCAACTGAGTGACCGCGCGCTGCGCAGCCTCGACGCGCGCGAGCTGGTCGCCAACCTGCTTGGTGATGCCGTCCGGAACGCCGATGTTCATGATCATGTTCTTGTACATGGTCACGACTTCGACGATGTCTCGCCAGCCCTGCACGATGAATCCGGTTTGCGTCTTCGCCGACGTGGCCACCTGCTCGTGTGCACTGATCAGGTCTAGCATGATCGCCTTTTGCGCCGACGCCGCGTCGCCCGCGCGCACGAAGCCCTCGATCTCATCGACTTGGGCGGCAGAAAATGTGTGATGCTGCTCCTGATAAGCCGCCAGCCAGTCCAGTATGTTGTCGTGGAGCTTGACCAGCGATTCCACGGCCTTGTCGGCACTGATTCCAGTGTCTTCGCTCATCGCCACCGCAGCGCGGCCGGCAAGCGCCAGATCATCGCCAGCAAAGCGTCCAGTGTCGGCCAGCGCGGCGAGCGTCTCGCGCGCGGAAGACAGAGACGTCTTCGTGTCCGCAAGCGTGTTCGAGATCGCAATCAGCTGCTCAGCCGACAAGCCGAGTGCGCCGTTTGTGCTGACAATCGCCTTCTGGAACGCTTCGTACTGTGCTGCACCGTCGAATACGGTATGAAAAAAGAGCGCTGCGGCACCGGCCGCTGCGCCAATGGCGAGGCCCAGCGGGCTCATAACCAGCGACAGCGCGTCGGTGCGCTCTGCCAAAACCAGAAGAGAACCGCCGAAGTTCTTCCACGAACCCTGCGACGCTTCGTGCGCCAGCACCGCGAGCTCACGGCGCGCGCTTGCCGAATTTAGGCTGAAGCTGTGCGCCGCATCCCCATTCGCCTGAGACGCTTCCTCGACGGCGCGAAGCTTCGCGATAGACGCCGCAGCGGCATCGGCAATGCCAAGTTGCGCAGCCTTCAGCGCGAGCAGCTCGGAGCGAGTCTTGCCGGCGGTGTCCGCAGCGCGCGTGAGCGACGAGACGAACGAATTAATTTCGCGAGTGCTAGCCTTGCTGCCGTTCGTCGCGGCCTCCGCGATGGCTTTCTGAGCGACGGCGACGCGCTGCGCCGCCTGGTCCTGCGTTTGCATGAAGGCCTGAGCCGACTTGCGCGCGGAATCCAGCTCGGAGCGATAGCCGCTCGCGTCGGCTGTGACCCGGGTTACGCTCTCATTTGCCACTTGTTTTCGCCTTGATCTCAGAGTCGATCGCATCGGCGACAGCTTGAGCCGCCGCCTTCTTTTTCGCCTCGTAGGCTGGCCGCTTGAATGGCTTGGCCGCCGAATGCGAGGTGCCGTATTCCACGAAGCGCAGGTAATACGCGCTTTTCAACCACGTCACGACGTACGACGCGATTTTTCCCGAGACAGATTTCTCTTCGTCATATGCGATAACCAGCGACTTCACGCCCTCGCCTGTGTCGCGGGGTATCCGAATCTTTTCCTCTGCAAGAAAGATGTTGGCGCCCACGAGCGCAGCCTTGCGCAATGTCGATTCGCTCACGGCCGCGTCGAGCGCATCCAGTTGCGCCGTCAGCGCGCCCGGATTGGACGTTTCAAATGCCTTAGCCATTCACGCTCTTGCCGAAGATCGATGCCCGAAGCATTGCCGTCTGCGCCACAGGATCGCCGAGCAGCACCGGTTCCGGTTCAGGCTTCGGTGAAAGTCCATCAAGCCAGGGAATAACGTCAGAAGGGCCGAAGGGCTGCGGTCGCTTCTCCGTGTTGCGGTTAACGTTGTAGATCGCCGCGGCAACCGCACCGGCGCGCAGATCATCCATCTGACTTCCGAACGGCTCGATCTGGTGATACGCCAGCCAATCAGCAAACTCGGCGCTGCTGACTTCCGCCTGGCAGCGCGCGACCGACATGCCTAACTCGCGGGCAAGTCGGAACCAGAAGAGCCGCTCAGGGCGGCCTCGGAGTTTTTTTCGGCATCCTCCGTCGCCTTCGTGCCGATCTTGTTCAGGCGCATTGCCACCGAGACGAGGCGAGTCAGCACTTCGGTGTTTTTCTCACTCAGCTGCTCGACGTCTTTGGCGGTGAAGACCGGCGCGCCCCCGTCGTCGACCACCGTGCTTGCCAACACTAGCGACTGAAATCGCGACGTCGTCTGCGGCTCCGCCAGCGCTTCCATCAGAGCGTCGCGTGCCTTCCCGCCCATGACGGTGATGCGCACTGCGCCGCCCCACTCCGGAACATCGACGTCTTCAGTCTGTAGGTCGCGCGCAGCGAAGATCTGCTCTTTCGTCAGCATCGGTTACGCTCCCGCTGCGACCGTCGTCACCGGACCGGAAATGGTCAGCGTGATGGTCGAGGTGATGACAGCATCGGTGCCGCCCGCGATCGGGAACGACTTGACGAAGCCGTCGAACGTGTCAGCGCTGCCATCGGGATATTCGAGCTTGAAAGATTGCAAGCTTGATGCCTTCTGCGCAGCCTTTAGCGCGATCTGTCCGGGATCCGTCATATCCACGTTGACGTCGATCGAGAACGAGCCGTTGTCGATCAGACCCAGGCGTTTTTCCTTCGCCGTCGAGTCAAGATCGGTTACATCGATTTCACTCGCGCTGCCATCGAAGCCACTGTACGACTTGACGTTTTTCGTCTTCGTCCAGGTCGGCTGTGCGGCGCCGTCGGCGGCCGTATCGATGTAGAACTTGCTGCCCTGAGCGCTAACTGCGGTGCTGGTCATGGTTTCACTCCTGATACCAGATGGAAAAGTCTTGCTGACTGCCGTATAGCTTCGTGTCGTCTTCGTAGACGTCCACGGGTGCGCCGAGGGGCACACCACCAACAGGCTCTGCAGCCAGCGCAGCACGAACCTGTTCGTTGATCGAATCCGCCTCGCCGGCAATCGTCGACCACACGACGACTTGCACGCGGCGATTTTGGAGCGAATCGGGACCGTCGAAAGTCGTCTCGTCCTGACCACCGACTCCCTGATACACGATGTACGGGCGCGTCACGCCGGCCGGCGCAACGCTCGGATAAACGCGGCCGCCAACGAGCACCTTCAAGACTGCATAGACGATTGCTTTTGCGCTAGCCATTGTTCGAACCTGTAGTGCATGGCAGATCGACGTATTCGCGGCCCGCCAGATCCGGCAGCGGCGCACCGATGTTGAAGATAACGTTGTCGACCACCGCTCGCATGCCGTTCGCGATGTCGGTTCGGTAACGGATGCGGATGCTTGCCGACGCGGTGCCGACGTCGGTACCCGATGTGAGCGTTTCCTTGCCGGTCAGCATGCGCACGTTGCACCAGACGGTAGCGACTTCGGCCCAGGCGTCGATGGGCTGGCCGAGGTCGTCTTGACCTTGGCCGCGCTGCTCGATGCGCACGCGCCGATTGAGATCGCCAGCGCGCATCAGACACCCGGAACCATTCGATGCGGGCGCAACAGCGTCCGCGCGTTAAATGGGAGTTCGACGAGAGTGCCAATCGACGAATCCTCGCGATTCGCGTATAGCTCGGCAGTCGTCTTGAGAATCGCGGCCTTGACGGCACCGTTGACGACCATCGGGTTATCGCCGGCCGTGCCTGCGGCGATCGCGGCCTCCATCGCCTCGGCGGTCTCGAATACCTGGCGATTCAGGTAATCGAGCGCCGACTGCGTAGCGCCATCGAGCAGCACCTGAATCACGTCGTCCTCGACGCCGGCATCCTGCCGAACAAAGCCGAGCGCCAAGTTGACGTCAACGAGTGCCATTGCTTACTTGCTCGTCTTGGCCGGCTTGTCCGTGCCCTCGAGCGCGCCGACTTCTTTCGCGCCAGCCTCGAGTTCCGACGGGCATTCGTCGCCCGCCTCGAATTGCTTCGGATAAATCTCGCCTTCCGGCACGCCGCGGAACGGCTTAATGAATTTCGCCATCACTGCCTCCAAAAAAGAGGGGCGCCACTCGGACGCCCCAAAACCCACACGCTACGGAGACTCTCTTCTTTCGCTTACGCGTTCACCGCGATCTTCATCGCGCGCATCGGTTCCGGATTCAGCAGGCCGCCGCCCACGCGCTTGGTCGTGTAGAACAACACGTACGGCTTCGCGGTGTACGGGTCGCGCAGCACGCGTACGCCGATGCGATCGACGATGAGGTACGTTTGCTGGAAGTCGCCGAACAGGATCGGAGTCGAGTTGGCCGCGACATCCGGCATATCGGGCACTTCCTTGACCGGGTAGCCCGCGAGCGTGGCCGGCTGACCCGCGACGTAGGACGGCTGCCAGAGATAGTTGCCTTGGCCGTCTTTCAGCTTGCGCACCGAACGCTGCGTGTTTCGGTTCATCGTGAAGCGCGCATTGCCGGTGAAGGCGCTCGGCAGGTCGTAGATGAGATCGATGATGCCGTCCGACGTGATGTCGGCCGCCGCACCACTGTTGACGACTTCGATCGCGCCGAACGGATGCGCGGCGGCGTTAGCGGCACCCGCGACGTACGTCAGGATGCCCGTCGGCTTTTTGCTGCCGTCGCCGGAGACGAAAGCCAAGCCTTCCTGTTTCGCAAATTGCGTCTGAACTTCGCCCGCGAGCCATGTTTCGAGGTCGATCTCGCTGTCGTCGAGAATGCCTTGCGTGGCAGCCGGATTTGCGTAGATCTCGCCCGAGCCGAACGCGAGCGACGCGAACGTGCCGGTGTTTGTCTGCGGGCGTGCATCCGTTTCGCCAACCCAACCGCTTGCGGTGCCGCCCAGGTTGAACAGTTTCGAGAAGCCCGCCTTCGACACCGACTGCACCTGGCACAGTTCGCGCATCGGCGAGATGAGCACGAGCTTATTCGTGATCGTGCGATCCCACTCGACCGGCGTCAGGTAGCCGCCCTGTTCGTCAGCGCCCTTGTTGAGAGCCGCATTGATCTCGCCGCGCTTCACGTGCGCGCGGAACGCGTCGGTGTACTCGGCATCGCGCAGTTGCTTGCCTCCGGCGCCGCCCATTTGCAGGGCCGCCATCTTCACGCTGTGGTCGTCCAGCGCCTTCTGGAACGAGTCCAGATCGGCGCTGATCTTTTCGACCTTCGCTGTGATGTCGGACGCCGGCAAGCCAGCCTTCACCGCGTCGAGCTGCTTCGTGTGCTCTGCCTTGAACTGTTCGAACGCGCGATTGACGCCGTCGACCAGCGCCTTGACGTCGCCGGGGCCACTATCCGCGCGCACCGATACGATGCCTCGCGGCACCGATCCGAAGTTACCTGCCAGGGCCGCCGTCAATGCGGAAATGATGAGATGCTTGCTCATGGATTTATCCTTGAAGAGCGTTGATGAGGGTTCGCAGCGAAGCTGCAACGTCGTCGCCAGCGCCCGGCATGGCGTTTTCAGCGGCAGCGCCCGGCGTGCCGTCGAATAGGGCTTTGAGAGCATCGCGGCGCGCGCCGCGCGAGTAACCTGCACGCGCCATCGACGCCTCAATCAGCGCGAGCGCCTTTCGGCTCCCGCTCGCGCTCGTATCTTTCGCAACCTGCGCGCTGTCGAGCAGCCCGGTCGCGAATCCGTCAGTTACCGCCTGCTCGGCGCCAATCCACGTTTCCTTGTCCATCAGCGCCGCCGCTTCGGCTTCGGTGATCCCAGCGCGCTGGGAATAGACCTTCGCCATCGCCGCGTCGAACGGCGCGAGAACCTCGGCGGCTTGCGCGATGTCGTGCCGGTTGCCGATAGCGACAGTCCACGCGTTGTGGATCATCAGAAAAGCACCGCCGCCCATCAGAATCTCGTCGCCCGCCATCGCGATCACCGACGCTGCCGACGCGGCGAGGCCCATCACGTTGACGGTGACCTTCGCCTTGTGCTCGCGCAGCAGGTTGTAAATTGCGACGCCCTCGAAGAAGTCGCCGCCCGGCGAGTTGACGTTCACGGTCAGCTCACGCGCTCCGATGTTGCGCAGTGCGGCGCTGACGCGCTTCGCCGTGATGCCCGTTCCTTCCCAGTTGTCGCCGATCGAGTCGTAAATTGAGATCGACGCGGCGTCATCGCCGGCCGCCGCGCGAACGCCAGGCTCCCACCGCTCGAGCGCATCGGGACGCACGTCGTATTGCGCAGTGTTAAGCCGGTGATCGGCCCGGATTTCAGGCAGTTTTAGGAGGCTCATCGCCGCTTCCCTTCGGTTGCTGGGTCATTGGGTTGCGCAGCGCATCGGTCTGCGGATCGTCGGATTTCGGCAGGTCGGCGAGCTCGCGCACCTCGTTCTGCGACATCCACGGCGCCTGGCCTCCGGCCCCGAGCGCCTTGGAGAAGAACGACGCCTGATCGTTGAGCGTGCCGCGTAGCAGCGCGCCCTCGTTGAACTTGAACTGCTGCTTGCCAAGCTGGCTGTCGGGGATGAAGCTGCGCGCCGCGGCCTGCTCCCAAGAAACGAACCAGTGCGCAAGCCCGTACTGGATAAAAAAGATCGCGAGCTGCTCAATGCCGCTACCCCAACTCGTGTCGTCCATCATCAGGAGCGGCCGCGGCACGCCGTACATGCGCGCCACCTCTTCTATCTGGTGGTTGCGAGTCTCGATCTGCTGAGCGGATACCGCCGTGGCGGTGAACTGCTTCGCCGTGCCACCTTCTTCGATCAGCATCCAACTGCCCGCGTTTTCTGCGCCGGAGTAGTTGTCAGCGAGCGACTCCTTCATGCGCTTATAGGCATTGTCGGAAAGCTCTTTCGGGACCTCGATTGCACCACCGGCCATCACGCCAGTACGGAACGTGCGAGACGCGGCGCGCTCTGCGTGCTCGGCAAGCTCGAGCGCCTCGTGCGACAGCTTCACGCGCGAGATTCCATTGACGCCGTCGAGTGACAGGTCGCGCAGGTGAAAGACATCTCTCGCAGTCAGCGTGATGAGATCGCCGCCCGGCGTCGTGTAGTCGTACACCACTTGCCACGCGCTTGTGAGACGCGGCTTCGTCGAGCCGCGGTCCATGGGAATCAGCCGAATCGGTCGGTTTCCAGACCAGATGACACGCGCAAACGACTGGCCGTCTAGCAGCGCGCGCAACTGCATCAGGCTCTTGAATTCGATCGGTGTCTGCCAGTCGTTCGGCTTGTACTTCAACAGGCGATGCGCCGGATTGTCGACCTGCACCTGCTTTTTTTCGTCGCTGCTCTGCAGGTTCAACGGCAGCATGCCGATCGCTTCGGAAATCAGCGTCACGCAGCGGAGCACAGCCATATTGCGAAGGGCATGCGCCGCGCGCGGGTCGCGGCCGTCGAGCTCGCCGCGGCGGATGTATTCGAGCAGTCGAGGATCGTCGAGACCAGTGAAAGTCTCTCCGCCAGACGTGATCTCAGCGCGAGGTGCGGCATTTTCGGGGCGAGTTTGGGCCTCCGGCTGGCTACCCCGCCGGAAGAAATCGAACAAACTCATTCACACCTCAAAGGAATCGGATGCCACGCGACTCGTACACCGACGGCCCTTGAGCCGGCGGATTGAGCGCCATCAGCGATACCGCATCGAAAATGGCCATCAGCGGGTCAATCTTCCCCGTCCCGCTGGCCTGTTTTGTGATGTTCACAGCGTTGCCGACCGGCACGACGCGAGCATTGCCGACGCACCACGCCATCATTCGCTGACCACCGTGAGTCAGCGTTCCGTCAGGCTTCTCGCCGCCGTCTTCGAGCTTCCGACCGCTCGCCGCGGCGACGCGCCGCTCGGTCGTCTTGATCGCGCCCGACAGTTTCCAGCCTTGCGATATACCGATGACCTTGTCTTCCGGCACCTTCGCGGCGCCAAGCGCATCGAGCACGCCACCGATCCCCGCCGGGTCGGCGCCGACCTTGTCGAGCAACCCCGCCTGATGAATCGCGGCAACGATCTCCGCGACATCCTCGACGTCGTCGCCGATCTGCTCGACCACTGTCAGATCGCCCTCTTTCTCGAAGTCGCGAAGCGTGTCCGCGATCTCTTTGCGGCGTTCGAACACCGACGGATGCGCCCATGCATGCGTCCAAACGAGCCAATTGCGCGTACCTTTCTCACGGCCAACCACCGCGAGCCCCAGCAAGTCATCCAGACCGCCGCCATCGATACCAACGTCGATGACTTCGCAGCGGTCGATCAGTTGCTCGAGCGTTAGGCGCGGCGCAAGCGCTGCGGCCTCCCAGAACTCGGCGCCGGCCCAGCGATCGCTGCGCAGCGCGAGCCCGATTTCGACGTTTGCATGCTTCGCGAGGAAGCCGCGAAACGACTCTTCGCCGGTTTCCCGCGCCTTGCGGAACTCGCGCTCGAGATACGCCTGATCGACAGAAAATCCGAAGTTCGGGTTCACCATCGCGAGGTTTTCGACCTTCAGGTGCTCTTTGCGCTTCACCATTTCAGGCGGGTGCTCGAAGATCACCGGCACGAAGCACGGATCAACGATCTTGCCGTCGCGCACGTCGCGCGCGTAGCGCAGCTTCTGCAGGAACACGCCCGCCGGCGGATCGTTCGACTGCGTGGTCAGGTAGATGATGAAGCCTTCGGGCCGCGAAGCTAGCCCGCCCGTCGCTTCACGCAACATGTCTTCGGCATTCGGCTGCTTGCCGAACAGCCAAAGCTCGTCGATCAGCGTCCCGACGCTTTTCTTGCCACTGACCGTGTTCGCGTCTGCCGCGACGACCTTCAACGCCGCGCCACTGACGCGGTGCGTGATCGTCTTGATGTGCGTCTGCACTTGGAACAGTTCGTCGAGGTCTTCCTCGTGCTTCACCATGTCTCGGCTTGGCGCGAAGCTGTTGTTCGCGACCTCGATCGTCGGAGCCAGAATCGCGTATTCGGCGGACTGGCGCCAATTGAGGATCATTGCGGTCATCATGATCCCGGCGGCCAGCGTCGATTTGCTGTTCTTCTTCGGGATGCACACAAACCACTCGGTGATCAGACGCCGACCACTGTCAGGGTCGTACGCGCCGAAGATCGATGCGACGAGATCGAACACCCACTGCGCGCACGACTCGCCGAACGTCGGGCTGCCGGGCGCATCAACAATCTTGAGCTGCTTGAAAACGTTCAGCGCGATCTCGGCCTGTTCCGGGAAAATCGGCGGCGGAATGATTGAGCGCCCAGACCGCAGCCGCTCAGGCCAGTCCGGACACGCTGTCGACCACTCCATCAGTTAGCCCAAACTTCCTCGCCACCGGCCGAAAGGTAGCCGCGCTTCACGGCGTCGCGCACCTCGGGAAGTTTGGCGCGTAATGCCTGCACGTGGATCGCATCCAGCATCGGCAGACTAAGCGCCGCGATCAGGTTGTCCAGCGTGTCGACTGCACCAGCGATCTCATCCATTGCTATTTCCGGTTGTTGACGACGAGTTTCGGCGTCGCGAGCGACGCGAACTTGTTCGCCGCCTTCTTTGCGGCGTCGCCCTTCGCATCCTTCTTGCCAGTCTCGCCGACCTTGGCGTGCACGAACGGCATCAGCGCTTTGGCAGCGTCGACGCGCAGCTTCGGTTCCGTCCGGCCGTCGTTCATCGCGGCAATCAGGAACGCCTTCGGGTCGGTGAAGCTCGTCATCGCGTACGGATCGAAACCCGGCGGCGGCGATCGATCGCAGGAAGATTTTTCCGCCGGCGCGGGCTTCGATTCCTTCTGAATCCGGTTCGCGGCCAAGTACAAGGCGACGTCGGGGTCTTTAACAAGGCGCGACCCGGCGGCCGACGCTGTCGCGGCGCTGTAACCTGCGGCGATTGCCGCGTCCTTATTGGCTTTGCCGGCCAAAACAGCGTCGGCGAAAAGCCTCTTTTTCGCTGTTAAAGCCATTAACAAAAACTCCAAAGGGAAAAAATTCTGCGCGTGCGGGAACGGTCGGTCTAGGCCATCGATAGGCCCAGACTTTCGCCACCCCCACCCTTTTAGCTTGGGTCTATGTTGCAGAAACGCAACGTTTGTTGCCGATTCGTTGAATTTTCACAACGTTTGATGAGAGCCCCGCTCGGCGCGCGCTTTCTCGCCGTCGTGATGCGGCTTGCACAAGGTCTGTACGTTCGACGGGTCAAGGCGGCGCCGCTCGTCGCCTTCATGCGCCACGATGTGATCGCCAATCGATCCAAGCGGCTCGGCCAAGCCGCGCGCGGCGCATGCAAGCACGACATCGGCCGGCGACATGCCGAGCATGCCAAGATCACGCAGGCAGTACACGCAATGCGGATGCGCGGCGAGGTGCTTGGCGCGCAGCTTCTGCCAGGCGTAGTCATAGCCTCGCTCTGCACTACTGGTCTTGCCAGTGCGCCACGAGACGGCCTCCGCAACGACGACACGGCTCGGCAGTGACTGCAAGCGGGTCGGCAACGTGCGAAGGCGTGGCATCAGGCAGCAATAGCGACCGGATATGCAGCAGTGAGCGCTGCGCTGGTTGCAGCCTGCACTGCCTCGACCGACAGCGATGCATCGATTGCCTTCAGCGCAAGTGCAATCTGCACTGCGGTGTTCACGTTGTTGCCGGTGGTTGCCGGCGTCGTTGCGTTTGCTGCGGCGGGAGTGCTCATGGTTGCCTCAATAGAAGGATCGGTAATTGAAAAGCTGCCGTCTTTTGCTATGAACCACGTGTCGAGCGGGCCTTCAATGCCAACACGGATGCCCTGAATGTATGTCTTACCGTCTCGGACAACGGTCTTAAGCGCGCCAAACTCGGCCTGAGCCCTCTCAACGACGCTTTGCTCGATGACTTGCGCATCGCTCTTGAACCACGAGGCGATCTTCTGAATGATGGCTTTGAGGTTCATGGCGGAGAGGTAGAATCGTTGCGCCGGAAGGGCCGGCATCCACAAAGGAAAATTAAATGGCAATCTACGACGAACAAGACGCTGCATTCAAAGCCGTTGAGATCGCGACGGCCGCAATCGACGCTGGGTGGCTGAAAGACCTCACGCCGCACGGGCTTAGCGATCACGTCAACGCTGGCAAAGAAACGGCTGAATTTCTGGGCAGCTTCATCAAGACGTTGGCTACCGAACTTCAGAAGCTGTAAAACAAAAAGCCCGCGAGGCTTTCACCTAGCGGGCTTCATTTTCTATGGGCGCGCGAACGCCCCACGGACTGCATATTAACAAACTGGCAGAAAATTTCAACGATATTGTTTCTCGGCCGTTTAGGCTGCAATCGCCGCCTCTGCGACAAGTGAAAGTTGCGGCTTCTTCCCATCCGCTTCAACGACGACTCGGAGTAGCTGCGCGGTCACCCCGATCCGATTTGCCTTCGCGTCGCCTAGACCAACCCAGGGCGAACACTGGACATGCAAAAGAGAGCCAATTTTTATCGGCTCGTCAGCGGGCGCAGGTTTCTCGACGTCCTCCGCTTCTCGGAACACGATACTGACGTCGCCAGCGCGCCGATGAGCGAGTAGCCGTTTGTCCGACACGTAGCTCTCCACCATTACAGCAAAGTCAAGATTCGCGCCTCTGTCGACGTTGATTGCCGATTGACTAATATGCGCCCGAAGCCTGAATCCAATGCGCTCAATTCGGGCAGCGAACGCCGGGAGCCGTAGCTGACGAAACGGTGTTCTCGTCAAGTCGATCTCGCATCTCGCATTGATCTCTAGGGTCGCTTCCTTTCCGTCATCGAATACACCGACAGATTGGCCAAGGGTGGATAGAATCATGCCGTGAGCATCCCCCAAAATGCCCACGAGATTCATGCCGCGCTCGCCTGTCTTCACTGAAAACAGATCGAAGTCGGGGTCGAGCGCTTGGCTGGGATTCAAGGCCAGGTCAATTTTGCTATCGCTTGGCGCCTCATCAATCAACAAAGTCGCTTGCGCCGCAAACGCAACATCGCTGATTTCGGCTGCATTGACGTGAAGATATAGAGACAGGTGTCGGCCAGGTAAGCCCCACTCTTCCGGAGTGAGGTCCCTAACGACGAAGAGGTCAATGCCCTTTCCTTTCGCATAGGCTATAGCGCCTTCTTCAAAGCCAGACGTAGTAAAAATGGCTCCGTTGTTCGCCCCCAACGCCTCAATGCTCGATGCGAGAACGTCTATGCGATCACGCCCCACCGGCTCTTTCCATCGTTTGCATTCAACGAGCGTTGTAAATTTATGAAAGCGCGATCGCCGTACTATCTTGACGTCCGTCTGACGCCTTGCGCCATAACGGTCGACCTCCGTGATGTCCCGTTGCACCGTTACATCGCCGTCGCCTTCGTACAGGTCTTTCACAAAGACCTCGAACGCCGCCCAGTCGTAATACTTATGCATGAACCCCGAAACGTCCACGTTCTCTCCCCGCAATGAAAATTCTAGTTAGGCTGGCTGATGGTCCTTTAGCCAATCGCGCAACGCATCGTTCATGCGCGTCTGCCATCCGTCACCGGTCGCCTTGAACGTCTCAACGATGTCCGCATCGTATCGCACGGTCAATTGCACCTTGGGTGCTTCGGAGCGCGGCCGGCCGCCACGTCGCCGCATGCGCGCGAACTGTTCGTCGCTCGGCACGTAGGTGTCCGGGTCAGCAGCGATGCCGCGATTGATCTCGGCATCCTCCTCCTCGGTCGGCATGTAGATTTCACGTTTCTTCGTCATAGCGCTTCACCTCCCTTCTATTCGCTTTCCGCAAGCTGATCACATGCATCGTCTCGCCGCGCTGCGTGTAGATCACGCAATAGAGACGATCATCGATGAGCGAGTAGCCGATCTCGCGCAACTCGCGATAATCGGCGCGATCATCAACGTCGAACCACACTTCCGACCAGTCGATGTGTGCCGCCAGTGCCAGTTCGACGCCGTGCTTGGCGAGATTGGCTTGGTTTTTTGCGGGGTCGAATGTGATGTCCATATAAGTTATTGTAGTTACACAAACCTGCTAACGCAAGAAGTTTTTGTAGCTGCGGAAACTATTATCCGAGCAGTCCCTTGGCGACCAGCCCGGGACGCAACAGTCGCTTCGCTTCGGCATAGTCGGCGTCTTGCGTCGCAGGGCTGCGCGGATTGCGGAACACAACAGCGCCGGCGACGAAGTTGCGCACTGCCGTCATTACGGCGACGCGGTGCGCGAGCGACAGCGTCTGGATAAGCGGATCGACGGCCTCGCCGGTCGCAGCGCGCAACTGTCGATCGACCACTTCCGACAGGTCGTCATAGTCCATCCACTGATTGCTGATCTTGAAGTCACGGCAGCTCGCCGACGCGCGGCCGTGCCCGAGCGCCGGCTCGTATGCCTGACTCCACTCGTACCACTCCGTCAGCACAGCGTCGATCTCGTCCGCCGCAATGGCGTTTGTCGTCATGTTGGGTTGCCTCTTTCCATATTGTTCGCACCGTTCGCCATGCGTCATTCCAATTGAGCAGATCGTTTGCATTGCACCGAGAAGTTCGTGAATTCGTTCATGCGGACAGCCTTTGCATGTCGCGCATTCCATTGCGATCAGCGCTTCGGCTGGGTCGCCATATAGGCCGAGCGGGCACGCGGTCACATCACCACCGTGAAGTGGATGCCCCAGTGCACGAACCACTGCACGAGCTGGTTGCGCAAGTCGGCATTTCGCGGAAACGGATATTCGACTTGCAGGCGATCGCCGACAGGATCGAGTTGGCCGACGAGCGGGCAGCCATCGAACGCGACCATCCTCGCTTTGGTCACGTCGTCGATGTGCTGCCGGCTCGATGCGGTCAGGTTGTCCGGGACGTCGGCGTATTGGATGTAGGCGTGTGCGCTCACATGAGTCTCCTTACGCGAGGCTCTTCAGCAGCGCCTGGAGCTGGCGCAGCTTGTCGAGGTTTGCATTGCTTTCGGCGTTCCCTTGCTCGATCGTGAGCGCCGCCGTCTCGATGTCCGATGCCAACACGACAACACTGGTTGCCAGCGACCGCGCGCGCTCGGCCAGACCCGAAAGAATGTCGATCGGCGATTTCGCCGGCGCGCCAGCGTCGCCGTTCAGCTCAGTCTTCGTTTCCGTCGCCACGTGCAATACCTCCCGTTCCCTGATTTCCACTCGCTGATAAAAGCCTGTTTGACGCTCGCGAATCAGACCGGCATCCTTCAGGCGCACGAGGCATCCATCGAGAACCGCGACATCGGGCGAGCTCTTAGTGACGCGCCGCAGGTGTGACGCGATCTCGCTGCGCGACCACGCGTCCTGAATCGGCACCATTTCGAGCACCTTTTTCGCGATCGCCGACTGAGAGTTCAAAGCGGACTGATATTTTGCTGGCGTCATGCGATTTCCCTCACGTCCCATTCGAGATCACCACTGGCGAGAAACGCGGCCAAGGTGTTTCGGTTGTCATCCACGTATGCATGCGCTCGGCATACGCCCTCTTCAATCCACGCCAGATCGCCGGGGATGAAACCGCCGCGGTGATGCTCCGGCACCCACGCATCGACCCAGACGCGTGCCGGTCCGCCGCCGCGCTCATCAATGGCGATTCGATAGACGGTGGTCTCGATCTTTTTCGTTTTCTCGAAGCGAACAAACTCGCCGCGACCATGTTTCCGTTTGTAGAACCCCGTCCCATCGGGAATGATCACCCACAGTCTCAAGCTGCCTCCTGCATCGTCAAACCCATCTTGCGAGCGCGCCGCGGCGCCCAACGCTCGAGCGCGTTGTCGAACTTCGCGCACTTCAGTTCGTACGGCGCGCCGCTGTTGTCGTACCAGTCGTGACACCGAGCGCAACCCGGCACCGTGAATTCATGGTCGGCCTTCCGCGCGCCAGCCTTGCCGTGTTTCGACTGATTCGAATGGCAATCGACGACAGTCGGGTCGGCCCAGTCGGTCCATGGGCAAAGCACGTTCAGGTAGCAGGGTTCGTCGCGGCACGCCGCGAGATACTTCGCACCCTCGGCGACCGTCACGCGCTTGCGCCGAGTCTTGAGCGCCGCCTTGCGCATCAGCGTTTTGGTGTGGAACGTCGTCTTGAACGCCGCCGACGGTTCCGGTCGCTTGAAGCCGGTGCGCGCGAGCGGCGTCTTCCGCTGCATTGGTGCCGCGCGCTTCATCCTGCCTCCGGCAGACAGCGCATTTCGACAGACACGCCATTTGCAGCGAGCACCGACCGCCTGCCTTCCTGCCAGAAGTGAAACGCCAGTTCGCGCAACGATGGTGCGATCGCCGCGGAGTCGAATTCACCGTCGAACCACGTGTCGAATTCTTCACGCTCGGTCACGCGCCGGCCCTCCCGACCAACACCATTGCGTGCATTGCCGTGAACAGAACGTCGATCGTGCTCGTCCGCGTCGCGAGACGCGCCTTTTTCGCCATGTACCTCGGGTTCGGCCGATAGTCAGCCAGGCGCGGAAAAGGTTTTCCGGTGAGCTGAAACGACGACCGATATTTGGACTCGCTTCCTTTGACGTGCCCGCTTTCCCTCAATGCCTGGAGCTTCTTTTTGACGCTGTCGTATGGGAAGCCAGTACCCTCGATGATGGTGGCGCTGGTCGATCCCGGATTGAGCATCAGGAACTCACATATCTGGCGCTGCTGCGCGCTCATTACCCGCTGACGCATTACTTGATCTCCTTCACGGTGATGCCGTGCCTGTCGAGCATCTGCTTGCGCTTCTGGACGTAGGCTCGGTTCTTTCGCGTCGCCTCTGACTTGACGTCCTCGACGATCAGCTTGCCGTCGCGCAAGTAGGTGAAATCGGCGACGTACTTCGATGCGCGCTCCCATGTACCGTCGTCGCGCTGCCGGCGCTCGGTCAACACGAACGGCACTTGCAACCGCAGATCGCTGATCAAGCCGGCGGCCTGCTGCTGCACGAGATGGAACCAATGCGACCGTTCGCGCTGGCTATCGAACTTGATGCCGTTGTGCTCGCAACGCGTGTTGCGGTACTTCGGCGCTTTCTTCGGCGCCGTCAAGTTGGGCAAAACGGTGTACGTCGACGACGTCGGGGAAAACGGATCCGTCGGATCATCGAGCGCTGCCGTCTGCGGCGGGTCGCCGGTCAGTTCGTAGATGCGGCGTTGCGCCGTCGTCATGGCCGGACGCGCGTCGTCGCGTACGCGCGCAGTTCCCACCGTCGTCGTGCCGACCGGGACGACCATCGGCCAGGGCGCGCGTTTCGTCATGCTGGCTCCGCTTGCGCGACCTTCTCGCGCGGGATGTCGTTGAAGTAGGCGTACAGCTGGTCGTATCGCTCTTCGCTCTCGCGCCCGACCGTGCGCAGCATGTCCTCCATCCACTCGCCCGGCCCTGCCGCCTTGAACACCCGAACCTTGAAGTGCATGAACGTCTCGCCGTCCTGTTGCTTGATGCGGTGTTGGGCGCCGCACGCCGTGATGCCGGTCGAGGTTTTCCACCAGTCGGCAGCCACGCCAGCCGAACTGGCCGCCGGCGAATCGCCTTTGACAGGGAACAGGCCGGTCCAGCCGCGCAGCACCGCTTCCTCGATAACCGCCTTGGCCTCGTGGCCGAGATCGCGCAACTTCGTCAGACGGCGGATCGACACGATCGCGGCGCCGCGCGTCCAAGGCGCATCCTTGGCTTTCGCCTCACGATGCTCGCACCACATGTCCCAATCCTCGAACGACAACCACTCGGGCAATTCCATGCCCTGAATTTCGACATGCAACGCAACTCGCGGCGCACGCCGCGCAGGTTGACGGTTCTCTGACGGTTCTCTTGATGGTTCTTTACGGTTAGACGGCATCTGGTGCGGGGGTGTGGTGCACGGCGTGCGGGGGTGTGGTGCATCTGGTGCGGGGGTAGCGGCATCTGCTGCACCGGTGCATTTCGTGCGGGGGTGCATATCCTGCGGGGGTGCATAAGATGCGGGGGTTACCGTGTAGCTGGTATGGCGTCCGTTGTTCCGGTTAGCTGTCACGATGCCGGCCTGCTCAAGCCACTTGATGGCGTTTTGAACAGCACGCTCAGACGCGCAGCAGCGCTTGCTGATCGTCGGAATCGACGGCCAGCACACGCCGCTGTCGTTGGCGTTGTCCGCGAGCGAGATAAGCACGACCTTCTGCACAGGCGACATGCCCTGCAGCGGCCAGCACGCGGCGGAGATCATCGTGCTCACGCATTGACCTCGACCGGCAACCCCACCGTCTCATTCAGCACGCCGGTCGCCGCGCACTTCTGCTCGCCGCGAACCTGCAGAGTTTCGTCGTCGAGCAGTTCGCGCACCCGGCCGCACACGCTCGACAGACGAAGGTTTGTGCGATCGGCGATTTCCTGCCGCGTGAGTGTCAGGTGCTCGCTGTAGAACAGGTTGGTGATCATCTGCTTCTGTGTGCAGCGTTTCGTGCCGGTCACCGAGTCGTAGCCGGCCAGTTGCGTGTGTGTGGAGCGCATCAGGACACCTTTCGGAGTTCGGGTTGGGTGGTCTCGCCAGTCTTCGAAATCGCCGATTCAACGACTCGTAGCGTGCGTTGTTTCACACGGATGTCATCGACCAGGCTGCCGTGAAGGCGAGGCAACTCGCCGGGGTCGACGCCGTCGAGCAGATCGGCTGCATCGGCCTCGGTGCGATGGTTCGCGCGCATGATGGTTTGCACGAGGTCGTGAACGTCCAGTTGCGCATTGATGTCGTGGTGCCGCGCGCGCGCCGCGCAATCGATCTCAGCGAGGATTTCATTCAGAAGATCGACCCGCCGCTCGATAGGCAGCGCGGCCAGAATCGAGTTCTCGAAGTTCGCCGGCATCAGGTTGCTGTCCTTGGACTCGTCATCCAGCCAGCGCCAGATTCGATCGGCGTGGTTCTTCTGCGTGGTGTAGACGTCCGCGCTACGTTCGAAAACGATCACGCCGGAAAGGTGGCCGCCGATGCGCTCGTGCGCCGCGACGATCTCCGCCGCGGCCGTTTCGCGACTCCAGCTTTGCGACTTGCGCCATGCTGCGACGTGGTCGCGGATGATTTGGATTCGGGACTTGTGCGAACTGTCTCGCATGCTCTGGCACTCTTTGTTGGCTACAGTGTCATCGTGCGATTAGTACTGCTTATCCGCCGCACAAGACCTCTGGGGAAGGAAATGAAAACAACTCTATTTGGCACCTACGCTACGGGAACCACATCGAAGGATCGCGCCTCGATCACTTCGCTTTTGCTGCTGGCGGCGCTGCAGCCGCTTTCAGTGCCTCAAACTGCTTCGTCAGTTCATCGCGAGCAGTGTCGTACTCGCCCGGATGACGCGCGCCGCGCACGGCAATCGCGCACAGTGCGTCGCGGATCTGCTTCTGTTCGGCTGCCGTAAGCGCCATGCCCTCTATCTCCAACTTGCTGCGTAATAAGGTGGGGTCTCCAGCCCATGGCAGAATCAGGCTTCCACACCGCGAAACAACCCTCAACCGGAGACCCCATGAAAAACAAAACTCCCGAGCAATTGCTCCTCGAACTCGAGAGCTTCAGGTTCGGCACACTGCTAGCGCTCATATCGCTCAAGGCGGCGATCCAGAAATCGCCCGATTTCAATCAGACCGTCCTAGAGGACTGCGTCACCCAATTCCTGGCGCTTCCGCCCAACAAAGGAGACAGAGACTCTTTCGAGGGGCCGCTCAGGGCGCTTTTGAACGATCAGTCCAGCCTCCTCAAGCAGACCTTGCACCAGGGCTGATTTGCAAAGACCCGTCTTTTCGAATTGTCCACGCGCCGTCACTGGCCGAGATGCTGTGCTGTATTTGCCACTTCACGCCACCCTGCCAAGTCTTATCGCGCAGGGCAACGTCCAGCGCCGGGCAAACCAGCCACAGCACAACTCGCGCATACAGTCTCTTCATGTCAGCCAGCCTCTTTGTTGGGGCGGGCATCCCGGCTCTCGCCTGTAGAATTTGGAGTTCTCACACAACCAACTTCTACGGGAATACCCATGGTCACAGATCAATTCAAAGCCAAAGACGACGCCGGGAACGTCTATCAGGTCGTCGTCCATCGGAACTCGATCAACACCAGCACGCTCAATGGTCCCGGTTCGCTTGCCGGTCTACCGGACTTCCGCCTGTCCGATGGCCGGTCGCTCAACAGACTGTCCCAAGACGTTTTCCAGATCGTTCAGACTGGCACGAAGATCACGCGCGTTTAGTCGTCTCGCAAACACCACTCGCGAGCGGTCGACTGCACGGTCGTAGCATCGACCTCGCGCCCATATTTGCTGCTGAGGTGACGCCAAAGGGCCAGCTCGACGCTGGCCGGCATAACGACACCATCAACGAGAAGGTCCGCGCCTTCATGCCGGATCTGGACAGTCCCCGGAATCGCCAAGGAGAGTTTCACGATGGGCGCTTCGTTCGCCGTGACAGCAGTCGAGACGGACTGAACGCACCTGCTGATCTCGGCGCCGTCGACAACAACCTTGCCGAACCCCGCGCCATTTACGTCAATCGTTACTGTGGAACCACTCTTGTTTTCCGTCATGTCAGACCACCCTTGTTCATTTGTTCGACGCTAGTTCCGGCCGCGTACGACCGCCCAGCAACGGAAATGGTGGCGCGGATCATCGGGGCGTCGCAGCGGTGTACGCTGCCGCCCTGCCGAGTTTCCTCGTGCAGGGCGCGCTGCACCGCAGGTCGAATCAGCCACAGCACAAATCGCGCATACAGTCGTTTCATATCAAGCAGCCTCCTTAGGCAGCGACGTGCGGAGATAAGCCCAGTCAACTTTCGCGTTCAATTGTTCGCAAGGAACCCCCGTTGCCTTTTCAACTTCGGGGCAATGCTCCGCGGGGACCCGCCCCTGCCGCCGCCATTCTTGAATTACCTGATACCCGGACAAATTCAGCGCCCGAGCCATACCCGCGAGCGAGCCAAATTTGGCGATCGCCCGCTCGAGTCCAGCATTGGCGGTATTGGTTGTGTTCATGGATGCCGATTTTATGCCAGAAAATCTAGCAATGCTAGAAATTCCTGTGGTGACACAAGAAAACCTAGCGAATAGGATCGCGACCATGAACATTCACCGGCGAATCAAACAAAGACGCGAAGAGCTAGGACTGTCTATGCAGTCGTTGGCCAAGCTCGTCGGTGTGAAGGCGTGGCAGACCATTCAACAATGGGAAAAGGAAGACGGTGGAACAGCGCCGAAGCGCGACAGACTCGTAGAAGTCGCGACGGCGCTACAGACCACGCCGGAATATCTCCTGTTTGGAGACATTGGCGGAGTTGAGTTGAGGAATGAAGAGCGAGTAAACGAACCGCCGCCTCAGCCAATTCGTACTAAAAAAGTTTGGGCTGGGGTGCCCGACGGACCGGCTATGGACTCCGCGCTGCAAGATTGGCGCACACGAGCGAGTCCCAAGTCCCGTGAGGTCATCGACAGCCTTATCGAGAGGGCTAAAAACAATGACTTCAGCGATCAGCAGTGGGAGATTTTTCTGTGGCTAGCAGAAAAGTACTCTCAAAAAAACAAGTAGCGAATTCAGATTCCTACCGACCGGCGCCCGCGGCAGTCGAGACGGCTCGCCTGAACGAAGGCGCAGAGTTACTAAAAGACTCGGCAACGGATGAGATCTGGCGCGGTACAGTCCGAATTGACGCGTACGTTGACGTACCCGTTTATTTTCGAATGGGCTCCTTGCGAAGCATCGTCTCCGAGCTAGTATGTTCAGTTCTCGGCAGAACGCTTGGCTTGCCCATTCCACGGCCCTACCTCATTGAAGTGACCCGCAGCGCTCTACCGGGGTCAAAGAATTGGAAAGCTCGAGAAGAACGACGCGTTACCTTTGCCTGTGCTGAGGTTAGCGAGAGTACAGCCTTCTCTCAAATTATTGCGCAAGATAGCGAATACGCGCGGCAACTGCTTAGAAAGTGGGACCTCTACCCGCACACCGTGATTTTTGATGAATGGGTTGCCAATCTTGACCGTAATCACTCTAACATCCTCTTCAGCGCAAACGTTATTTGGTTGATCGATCACGCGGACGCTCTGGGCGGAATATTGAGTGAGCTTCACGCCTTGACAGAGATCCAGACCGACAGTTTCACCAACGTTCTTTTGGATCGCCATGTGGCCGACTTCACCCATCAGGACAAGGCTGATCTCATCACAATCGCAGGTGAGATAATGAACTATGCGAGTGACATCGACCTAGATGCCGCAATCGCATGTGCTGCGGTTGAATCGATCACCTCGCTTGAGGCCGCCAGCGAGGTGCTTGAGTTCTTGGCTACCCGGTTGAAAAACACAGTGCCATTCCTGTGCAATCGAGTAGGCCTACATCAGTTCGACTTTGAAAATGCCAAATGATCGAGTTCGCGGCGTGCGCGCGGCGATTTTTTTTCAGCCGCAGATCCTGTCCGTAGAGCGGATCTGTGCTGGGATTGTTATCCGCTTAGATGACGGTCGAGTCGCCGCTCGTGTAGGAATACAGGCGCAGGAAATTGCTCATGCCTTTGGTGTATCTGGCGTAGAGATCCATTCGATCGCCAACCATCTTTGCTTGTCGCTCGCGCAACACGTACAAAGTGGCGGCGCCTTTGAAGAATGGGTCGCTCCATTTGAGAACGCTCACATCGGCAAAATAGGGCGCGTCGAAGCTGGACAGTTAGAGTCTTTGCTCGATTCGCAAATTTCTCAAAACTCCATGCTCTACACGCTCTTAAGTTCGTACGAGCTACCCGCGGTGAAACAAACCGACGGAATTGTGAGGCAGGTAAAGCGCGTTATCCAGAAGTCAAAGTCTCATCATTTGGCTGACAGATTTCACAGAGAACTGCCGGTGAAGACGGACGCGCTCCCATTGAAGGTCGAGTTCCTGGGAGCAAACTATGCGTGTTATTTCATTCAAATATCCCAGTCCCCACGGGGCATAGAAGAAAGCACCCGACGCGCGCATGGGAAACTGTTCGAGTTGCAAAGTGTCCGAACGCACTTTGAGGCGCCGGCTACGGCCGACGCTTTCGAAGAGAAGCCGCGTCGGTTTGAACTGCTGGTGGTGGGTGACAAGACCAACTCGTTCCAAAAGTCCGCGTGGTTACAGATCGAATCGTTGGCTGATGCAAGTAACCTTCAGACCCGACTCCTCACTACGGCCGCTGCCGCCGCCAACACCGTAACGAAGCTGGAACACCAAGCAGCCTGATCAACCCTGCAGGACGCCCCACGCAGCCGTGAGAGGCGTCTTCTCCCTGTCCATCGTCACTAGTTTTTCTTGCATTGCTAGTTTTTCCAGCATATGATCCGTCGTGTAGCAGCAATTGCTGCGCCAATGGAGTGATCGGATATGCAATCACTGACGATCGGAAGTAGGGTTGTCCACTGCGACACGAGCGGCCTAGTTAGCCTTACAGACCTGTTCAAAGCAGCCGGAGCGGCAGGTATGTCCGAAGGCAAACGCGACCCGCGCCGCTGGAAGGACGAAGCTGGAAAAGACTTTATCAGCGTCGTAGCCGGCACCTTGAATGTCCGCTCATCGGACATTATGAAATCCACGCGCGGAAAGGGTGGCGGCACGTACGCCCACTGGCAAATTGCCCTCGCCTACGCCAAATACCTGTCGCCCGAGTTGCACATGCAGGTCAATGAGGTATTCGCCCGCGTGAAAGCTGGCGACGTGACCCTCGCTGACGAAATCGCTGACAAGGCCTCCCCCGAGCAGCAGGAGTGGCTCGCCAAGCGCATGAACTCAAAAGTTGCACGTGGCCGCTTGACCTCTACTCTCGCCGCGCACGGCGTCGCCGGAAAGGGTTTCGGTGACTGCACGAATGGCACCTATAAGGGGCTCTTCAACGGCACGAAGAAGGAAATCTGCGCAGCGACCGGCATCGAATACAAGAAGGGCAAGAGCCTGCGCGATGCCATGTCTGTCGAGGACCTGATCGCAGTCAGCATGGCCGAAATGGTGGCTGCGAAACAGATCGACAAATTCAACGTGCGCGGTAATGCGGCTTGCGCCGATGAGTGCCACCGCTCAGCAAAAAAGGTCGCAGGGTTGTTGCAATGAACCGCGCCGCTTGCGATAACGATCTGCTCGCCGCCTGCGATCACGTGCACGGCCGCGTCCTGAAGGCGTGCGGAATGATTCTCGCCTACGGTTCCGCAATTGGTTGCGTGTGGTTTTTATGCGCCGCCTACCGTGCAGGGGTGCTGTCGTGGCCGATCTGAAATTTTTCGTCCGCCTCGTTGCTGCCTTCGTCGCGATCGTAGTGATCCTGGGTATCGCCCAGAAGTTGGGCGACGCCGAGACCGAGCACATCAGCGTTTCGATGCGCAACACCTAATCCCGTAAAGGCTCACCGATGAATCTCCTATTTTCATTATTAGTAGTCCTTCTGGTGGCGAGTGCCGGATTTTCTGGCGGATTCATCGCTGGAGCCTTTTGGGCCGCGCTCGGGATGATCGAGCATCGAGCCGATGGCAGCGAATCGGACACGACCAACCCTCTCTTTCTCGACTGACCATGGCCCGCTGTCACGTCCGCTGCCGTCACTGCGCAACCCGCCGCTGCTTGCGGCGCAACCCGCGCTACTACGCCCGCCTGCCGGCCTGCACCGTCTGCGGCAAGCGCAACTATCGCGTCGATCGCTGGATGAACCGGCGCGATACCGGCAAAACGCGGTGCGACTGTGTCGGCTACTGGTTTCCGCACCGTCGCGGCTCGCTGTTCTGCTGGAACCGGGCTGACGGTAGCGGCCGTTATCCCGGCGATGCGGATTTCGCTGATCGCAACTATGACGGCCTCGCGGCCTGAGCGAGCAGCCATGGCCTCCATATCGCAGCTTGCCGGCATGCTGCCCCGCGACCCGAAATTCCGCGAGTGGCTTTCATCCGCGACGCAAGTCGAGCAACTGACCGTGGACGAATCCGCGGAAGTTATCCGCACCGTATGCCAGATCGACGGCCGCCGAGACCTCGCCACGGATAAGACAGCGGCAGAGCGTTTTCACAAACTCTTGCGCCGCCCGTTCGCCGAGTGGCGCGCAAAGCAGCACCAACCTCACCTTTAATGGAGAAGCAGATGTCCCTCTTTGCATCGCTGCACCCACTCGCGAAACGCACGACGCTCACGCTACTGATCACCGCCGAAGGCGACCAGCTGCGCGTGAACGTCACGCCGCGCGCCAACGACGACACGAAGGGCGAAAAGCCGCTCTACCCGCTGTCGATCCTCGCCACGCCGGAAGAACTCGACCGCGATTTCGCGGAAGCGGTTTCGATCTACGAACCGAGCACACTCTCGGTGCTGGAACAGGCGCGCGTCGCGAGCGCCGCAAACGGCACCGCCGACGCAGTAACGAAGGCATTGCCCGCGCCGGCGGCCACGGCCAAGGGCAAAGGCAGCCGCAAACGGGCCGCAGAGCAGCCGGCACCGACGGATAACGAAGACGAGGGCGGCGGCGCTGGCGATACGCCGCCGGCCGACCCACGTCAAACGCAAATCCCCGGCATCGATCCCGACGCCGAGCCCGCTACCGCCGAAACGCCTGCAGTAGTCGCTGAGCAGGATTCCAGCAACGCACAGCCCGCCGTCGAGGAAGACGGCGTCGACCTGCTTTAAAGGGGCGCACGATGAAAACCGAAACGCTCGCTCGCGAGTTTCGCTACAACGGCGCCAAGCTCACGGATCCGTCGCCGACATTTTCGCTTCAGCAGGTTCGCGACTTCTACGGCAATACCTATCCGGAGATTGTCAACGCCGAGATCGAAGGGCCCGAAGTCGTCGGCAACAAGAACGTTTTCACGTTCCGCCGCGCCGTCGGCACCAAGGGCGCGACCGATGAACTGATCAGCGTGCGCCAGAAGATCGGCCGGGTCCTGCAAAACTGCCGGCGGCTACCGCCGTCGACCGTCACTTATCTCGTCGAGGTTGAACGATTCGCGGGCGCGCACGTTTGCCCGCTGCTCGACGAAGAAGTCAGCTTCATCGACGCGCTCTACGCGCGCTACGTCGTGCAGGCCCGCGTAATGGAGACGGCATCGTGACGCTCGACGATCTCCGCGCCGAACTGGAACGCGGGCCGCTCATTCAATCCGGCGAGCACCGAATCGATGTGCGGGCCGCCGACGACCAGCTCGCGCGTCGCCTGCATGCCCTCGCGTCGCGCCGCGCCGCTGGCGTGCGCCTGCAACTGCCAGTCTCCAGTATGCCGGTGCTGCCATGAGTTTCGCGCCGATTGCCCTGCCCTCGCTCACCGATATTCCGGGCATGTACACCATCAGCTCGGGCGAGTCGTTCGCGTATCCGCTCGTCAAGTCGTTGCTCGATTCGGGCGTGATTGAGGCCGAAGATGTCGCGCGCCGCCCGCGCTCAGAACTCGCGCTTGCGACGGCCGCGCTCACCCGACGGTGGAACCGGATCACCGACGGCATGCAGCTGTTCGACTGGAATCTGAAGCTCGAACAGGCGCTCGACGGGTACTCGCACGACTCGTTCAAGCAGACGGATCAGGTGTGGGCAATGGTGCAAACCACGCATGGCCCGGTCTCGTGCCGCCAGGTCAGCATTGGCGGTGCAATCAACGCGCTAGAACAGGTGCGCGAGGGGCTGGGCCAGACGGTGCTTGCGGCGCTCTATGACGCCTGCGACATGCTGCCGACCATCTGCACGCCCGCTTACGCCTTTGGCCTTGCCCAATACACCTACTGGTATGGCGAGTCCGACGAGTCTTTCGCGATAGAGGAAGCAATGAGCCTGCACGACTGCCAGTCCCGCGAGGAATTGATCGAGACATTCGACTTCTTCACGCAAGACACGTTTTTCCGCGACATGCCGAAGTGGGCAGCATCGCCGAAGCGCGTTCTTACGCGCGCCAAGGTCAAGCGCGCCGCGGCTCTCGATGAATTCGCCGCCGAAGTGGTCGCCGCGATGGACACCGTTTGGAACATTGCGCGCTTCTATGGGCCATTCGCGGACGTCGGAACCGGCGGCGCCGGGCTCGACGCCATCGACCTCGCCCTCATTGTGCGTTGGACGGAAGACGACGTTGTCGGCCGTGTGGTCGACGATTTCCTGCAGTACATAGCCGACGGCGAATTCCTCGGCGCGGCGTCCGCAACGCCGCTTGCGATCGTCGGCGGCGACATTGCGACATGGCTCAAGCGCATGGAAGCAACCGCCCTTCTGGCAAAGGCTGTCGAGCACCTTCTCAACATACTTGGCCGCGAAGAATACCAGGTCAAGACACTGGTGCGGGTGTTCGCATGAAATCCGCCGTGATCACCCAGGACAACGACGTGGAACTGCAGCTCGACAGCGCGCTGCTGTTCTACTGCTCGGAGAGCAGCCAGCATGTCTACGCGACGCAGCACGCCGCCCGAGTCGTCGACGGCCGTCCGACACTGCTGCCCGGCGTGCCGATCACGCTCGATCAGTTGGCCGAGATTGCCGAGATCGCCGCCCGCAAGACCAGCTATCGCGGTTTCGTGCATGAGCGCGTCGTCTATTTCGCGCCGAACATGCTCGCCTGGTGGATTCCCGCGTGCACTCGCCGTGTGTGGTTCAAGTCGGCCGACAAGATTGGTGAACGCGCCGGCGACGCCAAGCACCCGCCGCTCGTGTTCATCGTCAACCGTGACAGCTGGTCGATTTTCGCGATGCGTGAAAACACGCGGCCGGGCCCGACGACGAAGCTCTACACCGCGCCTTACTACAACGTTTGGGATAACGGCGAGATCTGCGTCGGCAACGTCGCGACTCCTGACGCCGTCAATACGGCCAGCATCAAGCCCTTTGAGGACGCATTTTTTCGCAGCCGTTTCACCCACCCGAACCATGAACGACTTATCCACAGGCGCGGCGGCGCTGAACGTCTGTGGCTCGATCTACTCGACGGCGCCGAATTCCCCATTGACCGCCTGGTCGACACGAAGCGAACCCTCGCCGACGTCATTGGCAACCTCACCACTCTGGACTAACGCCATGGAAATGCTACTCGCCCTGTTTCAAGACGCCACGCAGGCAGGCCTGCGCGACATCGCAACCGCACTCGACCAGTTTTCGAAGGGCGTCGCCGACGAGATCGCTCGCGCCAAGCCGCGCGCGATCGCCGCGGCCGAGGATGACGAAGCGCTTCCGCTCGACATCGCGCTGTTCGATAGCGCGCCTTCGGTGGCAGTCCCGAAGCATGCCCAGTTCGCGCCGTTGCTCGAGGTCGGCCACCGCTTCCTGATGACGGCGGAAGGCGTGTTCGTCGAGGTACGCCGGCCATGGCTCCATGTAATCCAGCAATTGGCGAAGCACAACGAGACGGGCCCGCGCCCGCCGTATGGCATGGTCATGCCGAAGATCGAGCTCGCGTTCGGCCGGCTCGGGGTCGCGCTGCCGTTCGTGCAGGCGTTCGCGGAAGAAGCGCAAAGCGCCCTGCCGAACGAGCATGCCGCATGGATCGTGTGGGACCAAGACAAAAAGGAATTGGCCTATAAGGCACTGCACGTCTCGTCCGCCACGCCCGGCGCGATTACGTTCGAGCGTCCAGAGCTGCAGCCGCATGAATCACTCGCGATCGATCTGCACAGCCACGGCACTGCGCCCGCGTTCTTCAGCGCGCAGGACGACGCCGACGACGCCGGCGAAGTGAAGATCTCCGCGGTACTCGGCGGCCTCGGCGACGGCGGAACGCCGAGCGTTGCGTTCCGTCTCTGTGTGCTAGGCATGGTCATTCCGCTGAAAGTGCCGGCGTCCGCCGTGTTCAAGGTTCCGGAGCCGGCATGACGCACATCACGCCCGCGCACTTCCTCGATCGGCGCGTGAATATCGCGCTGATCGGCTGCGGCGGTAACGGCTCACAGATGCTGACCGGCCTCGCGCGACTCAACCACGCGTTGACCGCGCTCGGACATCCCGGCTTGCACGTCACCGCGTTTGACGGCGACACGGTCAGCGAGGCGAACATCGGCCGCCAGATGTTCAGCCCCGCCGACGTTGGCATGCATAAGAGCGTCGTGCTGGTGCACCGGCTCAACGCATTCTTCGGCCTCGACTGGCACGCGCGACCAATCCACGCCGGGCCGTCCGAACTCGTGAATATTGGCGCCGGCATTGCGATTCTGTGTGTCGACAGCGCAGCTGCTCGAGCAAAGCTTGCGACCACGATTGCGCGGACCGCGACGTACGTAATGGATCTCGGCAATCGCGCCAGCGACGGGCAAGTGATATTCGGTGCCGCACGGCCGCCGACGCAGGAAGGAAGCGTGCCGCTGCGCTGGCCGTACGACGTGTTGCCGGAACTGATCGATACGACCGTTCCTGAAGATGACACGCCGAGTTGCGGCCTGGCTGAAGCGCTCGAGCGACAGGAGCTTTTCATCAACCAAGCGATCGTGACGCTGGCGCTCGGGATTCTTTGGGAGTTTTTCCGGCATGGCCGGCTCAGCTGGTGCGGCGCGTTCGTCAACCTCAAAACCGGGCACGTGCGCGCGCTGCCTGTGGATAACTTGCCGTCGCGCACCGAGGCGAGAGATGCCGCTTGATCTGATCGGCGGCGATCACGCCGGCCCGCTGTTCGTGCCGGTGAAGCGCCGCTCTCCGATCCTGCGAACAAGCCGCCAACACGGCATGCGGCGCCGGGCCCGCGAGCGCCGCGCCACGCCGCCGTGGGCCGACAAGGCAAAGATTCGAGCGATTTACGCGGAAGCCGAGCGGCTAACGCGCGAGACAGGCGAGCAATACGTGGTCGACCACATCGTGCCACTGGGGGGAAAGCTGGTGTGCGGGCTCCACGTCCACTGGAACCTGCAGATCGTTCACTGGTTACCGAACGCCCGCAAAGGCTGGACGACGTGGCCCGACATGCCGTTCGAACAAATGGAGCTTCTTTGATGGACTCACGCGAAATGTATCTGGTGATGGCCTACGGAGAAACGCCGATGCCCGAGGTCCAACTCGTTTTCACGCTCGACGAGGCGTTCAACGCCGTGGTTCGCATGGTCTACGGCGATCCTTCGCCGAGCGAGCTGCTTGAGGCACGCGCCGACTTCTGTGATTTTGAGGAACGGGTGCGCGATGGCTTTGAGTGGCACGCCAAATTCGAAATCGGGGGAATTCGCGCGTGGAAGGTGTGCGCCTCGGATGACGTGATCAATGCTCTCGCCGGGCCGGTCGAAAAGAAGGCAGCGCAGGCTGAGCCGGTCACTGTGGCCCTGTCGAAAGACGAACTGGACGCTCTGGTGAAAGAGCGCTTCGGCAATATGCACTCGATGTACCAGGACGGGTTTCGTCGCCTGCTTCGGGACGCCATAGTGGCAAACGCTGAAAAAGCTCGCGTCGCCCCGCAGCTAGCAAAGAGACAGGTGGCGCTGACGGATGATGCTCGCGACGCGGCGCGGTATCGGTGGCTCACGAAGCATGCGTACGTCGGCGAATGCAACACGTACGAAGGCGCCGTGCTTGAGGTGTTCGGGACCGGTAGGCGAGTTGCCAAACGCGGATCCATCGGCGAAGCCATCGACGCAGCTATAGCCGCCGCGCAGCCAGCCCACGGTGTAGGCGAGCAAAGATGAGCTTCCTCGCGGCGTACCAAACATCAGTCCATATTGAAAGGCCAACCGGAACTAACGCGGCTATGACTGGCTCGCTCACATTCTTTATAGACCCTATCGAGAAGGTCGCGGAGTTCTCCGAGCAGCACCTCGCATTGTCCAGCGAATTCCTTCCTCAGATCGGAGCTCTCAAGAATTTCGCGACTCTCAGACGCCATCTTGAGCATGCGGCGCACAGCGTGAAGTCGGTCTTGCGCTCCCGCCAATTTGTACGCAGCGTCTTCGGGCAGGGGTATCAAAGACTTTACGTCATCGATCGTCCCAATATCTATCGCCGTCAGTTGTTCGTTTGCAGTCTCGAAATTACCGGGGGCTGCGTCGTACTTCGCCATGGAAGAAAGTCTTTTGAGCTGCCTTTCTGTCTGCACCAACGCGATAGCGAGCCGAGTCGTGAGAGTCGCGCTGGTTGCAACCGCGAGCGACATAGCTTCGGTGGACCTTCGGCGATCCTCTCGGGTGGCGAGCCACATCGCAACTGCGATCGCTGCGACGCTGCCGATCGCCTGCGCCCAACCGGCCCATGTCGATCCTTCCACGCTGTTCCAAGGAATGCGGTCGTAAACGAGGAGACCACAAATTCCCAGCAGAACCAAGGCCGCGTACTTATAGACAACTTTTTCCATGCTTTTCTTCTCCGAGCGGCGGAAGCCTAGCATGACCGCAGCAGCACACCGAATTCTGGAAACCACGCGCTAACACTGGGGTGTGATATGGACATCACGAAGGGCAAGCGCGTAAGCGCGACCGAGGCAGCCGAAATCCTCGGCGTGCCGCGCTACGCAATAAGCCGAATTGACCGCACTGGCGAGATCATCCAGCGGTACAAGCTCGGCCACAAAACACACGTCTACGAACTCGAATCGCTCTACAAATTTCTCGCATTATGCCAATCGAAACCATTACAAAGGCCGGCCGCCGCCGCTACCGCTGGACGTTTGAACGCGTCATCGAAGACACTCGCGTTCGAAAAGCCAAGCTTCTCCCTGCGGGCATTTCTGCCAAGCAGGCGGACGAGTTAGGGCGAAAGTGGGACGCGGAGACGTACGCGTTTTACACGGGCGTTACCAAAGCGATCGTCACGATCGGTGACTGTGTTTTGGCTCACGTGACTGACAAGAGCGCCGGCTGGAAGGATGGCAGGAAACGGATGCTCATTCTGGAGAAGTGGGGCCCGGAATTTGCCGACCAAGACGCGAACGACTTGCATGCGTGGTCTCTTCGTTTCATCGGCTACATGCGCAGTAATGTGGATCATCAGGGAGCGCCGAAGCGGCCGCTTTCGGATGCCGCTATTCGCAACGTGCTTGCCTATCTCCGGGCGGCGATCAAGTACGCGCACAAGATCGGCCGGCTAGATGTCGATCAGACCGCTCGTATGGTAATTCCGTCGGTCAACAACGAACGGCATCACTACCCTCAGAGGAAGGAGATGCTTGAGATTGCTCGAGCGTGCAAACATCGCGAGGTCCGAGCTGCTATCCGGATAGCGTTCTACTCGGGGATGCGCCGCGGCGAGATACTGAGGGCCAAAGTATCGCGGCAGGGGTACTCCCTTGACGACACGAAGAATGGGCGCCCGCGCATCATTCCGATCCACCCGCGTGTGGCGGTATTGGCGCGGCGAGTGCGCTTCACTTTGACGGTAAAGCAGTTCGAGGAGGCGTGGAAGCGCGCGCGCGCGGCGGCCGGCTATCCCAACACGAAGTTTCACGATCTACGGCACGGCGCCGCGTCGGAGATGATCAACGCCGGCATTGACCTGTTCACAGTTGGAGGCGTGCTCGGGCATAAGTCGGTCGTGTCGACGAAACGCTATTCGCATCTGGTCACAGAGCGACTTGCTGCTGCGGTCGGCAAGATTGGGCAGAAAAGGAAGGAGCCGGAGATTCCGCTTTAA